AGCGGAAGGTGCTCTTATTGGTGGTGCTGTTGGTGGTGTGCCGGGTGCTATTGCCGGAGGCCTCATTGGATTCGTGCTTGCAGATGGCGAGCGAATTACTCCTATTGATATGATAGCAATACCAGCTTACCAATACTCTAGTGTACTGCAGGGCCGAGAGCCAACGTTCCAAATCTTTATCAAAGAAGGCGAACTTATTGCACCAGTCAAACCTACAGATTTCATGGAGTCAACCCAAATAGTTGAATCAGTAACCCAGGCAGTAAAACCAAAAAGAAAACTTTCTGCTTGGAATCGATATGTCAAGAATAAAAAGAATCAAATTAAATTCAAAAATGGAAAATTAAATTTGAAAAAGATGGCAGTACAATTTAGGAAAAAGAGGAAATGATCATATGCCAATTTATACTATTAGAGAAACTTTAGTTGGTACTGTTAAGACTACAGCAGAGGGTTTTGAAACTCAAAGTTTAGTCCAGAAGCGTATCAACTTAGAGCCTGGGTTTAGATATACAGTTGAAGCAATCCAATGCTTTGATGATGATATGCATGTTCAAGCAACTAACACTGATGGAACTATGGTAACTAGGGAAATTTATGTTACTCCTCATCCAATAGTACCAACAAACAAAGGTTGGGGTTTTACTACTGACATGAATGATGCATCAGTAGCAGTAGGCACTCAATTTGGATATGGTGCATTAGCAGGTGATAACACTGTTTTGTACAAGAGATTAGATTGGAATAATGGAGACAGAGACCCTTCTGCCGGCGGGGCCCCTGAGTTAGGGTCCTACAACACCAGGATTCACGAATTTCCCAATCCTATGGTTGCAGTTTCAAATCCATTTGTTTGGTATACCCCTCATTTGTATCTAACTTGTAAAGTCAATTCAGCAGATGATTCGACTACAACAAATTGTAAATTGAGTTTCTATATCAAAGTAAAGAAAACTAAGGCAAGCGCATTAGAAGTATCTATGGGAATGTACAAAGAACAACTTGAAGCGGCTTGTAGACCACTGTCGTCTACGTTGAATTGGATTGACCCAATAACCAGTGCAGCAGGTCGAACTACTCCAAGTTGGAGATATGGTGGAGCTAGGCCGGAGATTATGATAACTTCAACTAATGTACTGAAGTATTACAATAAATTAGCAAGTGCAGCGTATCAAGACATGGACCCTGTGAGTGCATTCCGTACAAGATACAAAGAAGCCACAACAATGGCAGCATATGACCAACCATTTGGTGATACTGCCACTGGTATTCCTGATTGGATTACTTTGATGGATGTGTCAGGAGTAACTTCTGGACCGATTCGTTCATATCCGCCACCGGTAAAATTCAGTGGTAACGGTAATACTGTAATGTATGATGCTGATGGTGTGCCCGCATCGATTGTCACTTGAAATCAAAAATAGATTTTTGGCTCTCCAAAGAATCCAGAAGTGCCTGGGATATTGCATAATCTACTTTTGCACGGCGGTTTGACCTAAGTGGGTCACGACTGTTTGTATCTTTGAACTTTTTAGGAACGATCGTTTCCGAATTACAGTCAAGTAATGGAAAGTTTCCCCACAAAACGTATGGTCCGATGATTTGTCTTGGTTCACCCAAGTATTCTGCAAAGTATCTTATTGACCCCACAACATTCTCGATAACCCAATACTTTGGTTTGACAATTTCAATGATGTCCATCGCTGCTTCAAGTAATGACATGTCGGGTTCATAATTGTCCAGACCGATTGTTCTTGATGCAATTGATTTTGGGCTAGCATATCCACCACTAAATTCTGTGCATGGTGGTGATGCCCAAATCAAATCTATCTTAGGTACTAGCCAATTGGAACTTACATTGTCTCTAATTGATTTAACATCATCGATAACTGTGTGCGGAACGGCAGACATCAAAGGATTGTTCTCAATTCTAAGTACATTCCAATTTGCGTCAAAAAATGCCTCACTAGCACCGCCCAGGCCGGAGTATAAATCTACCATATGTTTCATTCCAATCCCTCACACTTGTGGTCAAAGAATCCCTTAACAGGCAAATGTTTCCCACAATACCTACAGTACCTAGTGGCAGTTTCAGTTTGATTACGTTCGGAACGTAATTGGTCTCTAACCCAGGCGGAGAAGTTGTTTTTCTTCTTCGCTAATTCCCAAGTTGTCGCGTCTAATGAGATAGTTACTGGCCTCATATTTACTGCGAATTATCCTAACTATATCAAATCATACGTACGTATAGCAAAAAAAAGGTAGGTTTACTTTTTTGACTAGGGTGTTTATACCCCTTCCTTACTATTAGGGTGGTATGGGCGGGGTAGTCCCAGGCCTGGGAAACTCGCTTCGCTCGCGAAGATTTAGTCACAGTTTACTTTATACACCGCCACCAGGTGCCGAATGTCATGGCGAAGAACAAGGGAGACCTTATTTTAAGAGATAGAATGGAATTTGATTTGAATGTTGATGGTGACCGTACCACAGTTTATGGAAGGATTGACTTGTCTGCATACATTTCAGTAGCAAACAAGCGTGGATTAGCAGTTAAGAACATCTTCTTCCACGTTAGAGAACAAAACTCAACTCGATTATCTAATACTGGTATTTGGGATTGGGCTGTTGCTGATGAAGTAGCAGATGCTAATGGTCACGTTGCAGGTTTGAAACTTGTAGCAACGAGCAGAGCATATGAGAATTTGTCAGATATTGGAATCGCAAGTCCAGATGTACTATGTGTAAAAGAGTACCTTTCAATTACTTCTCCTACAATTGACCCTGCAAATGGTACATCTTACGCATATGCAGAGAACTTCTATGGCCCTATGGACTTGCATCCTGAGGGGTACACCCTGGTCAGTGACCTACTAATTGGTGTAGCAGCGGATAAGTGGCTTGCTAATGTTGAATCAACTTTAGAAGTAGATATTATGCTAATTGCTGAAGAAGTTGCAGTAACCCAAGAAAGAATGAACGATATGCTACAACAGGCTCAAGACCTTTGAAGGAGGTCTTTAGTTGCCTAAAGGTAAAATCGTAAAGAAAGGCGTTCAAAGTGCAATCAAGAAAGCCGGAGGAAAAGCAAAACTTGGAGGTGGCGCTGTCCTTGCTGAGAAAGCGGTCGATGTCGTCGATAACCCGTATCTTAGTGCAGCGGAAGGTGCTCTTATTGGTGGTGCTGTTGGTGGTGTGCCGGGTGCTATTGCCGGAGGCCTCATTGGATTCGTGCTTGCAGATGGCGAGCGAATTACTCCTATTGATATGAT